CGCGGTGATCCGTCCCGACAAGGGCGGCATGATGGCGGTGCAACTCGCTCCGCCGGTTTACAACGATCGGTTCGCTCGCACCTATGGCGCGAATCTTACGCCGCAGGTCATCACTTCGATCCTGAATGCAGCCGACATCGGCTACATGTGGCAACTCGCCGACCTGCTCGACGAGGTTCGCGAGCGTGACGGCCACATGCAATCGGTGCTCGCCAAGCGCGAAATGCAGGTTGCTGGCGCTGAGTGGGAATTGCGTCCACCCGAAGATTCTGGCGACAAGGGGACGCTGATTGCCGACTGGTGCACGGCGCGGTTGAAAGAAGTCGAGGCCGACGGCGACACGTCGCGCGGCTTTGCCGACATGCTCGGTGATCTGCTCGGCGGCATCTATGCCGGTCGCGCAGTCGAAGAAACGGTATGGCGGATCGAGGGTCGATGGACCATCCCGGCGTCGTTCGAGTTCGTTCACGGTCGGCGGCTCGCATACGCATCCGACTGGTCTCTGCATCTGTGGGATTCAACGGGCACGTCGCTCGATATGTGGAATCCCGCCAGTGTGCAGGGCTCGCCCTTCGGCGACTTCCCCGGCGTTCCGCTGAGTGCCTTTCCGAAGGGCAAGTTCATCGTCCATCGGCCCCGCATCCACGGGACATACCCAACGCGTGAAGGCCTGGGCCGCACGTGCGCTTGGTACAGCTGTTTCAAGCGGTTCGCGGTTCGTGACTGGCTCGCGTTCGCCGAGTGGGCAGGGCGCGGCTTGCGCATCGGGTACTTCGGCACGGGCACGGGCGAGAAGGGCCTTGAGCGCGCGGCTCCCGAAGATGTGCAGGTTCTAGAGAACACGCTGGCGGCGATCACCAGCTCAGTGTCAACCGTTCTGCCCGATACGACGAAGCTAGATATTCTCAACTCGCCCAAGAACAACGACGTGCACGAAAAGCTCGTCCTGTTCTGTAACGGCGAGCAGTCGAAGGCCGTACTCGGCGAGACGCTCACCACCGAAGTGGGTATGACGGGCGGCAACCGCGCGCTCGGTGATGTGCACAACGAAGTGCGGCTTGCGATTGCTCGAAGCGATGCGCGTGCGCTTGCGGCCACGCTGCGCCGGGATCTGATCGCGCCGATGGTGCAAATGAACTTCGGGCCCAATGCGCCCGTCCCGACGCTCGAGTTTGCAGTAGACCCAAAAGCGGACCTCGACTCTCTCTCGAAGCGCATCGAGTCCGCCGTGCGCAGCGGCGTATCGCTCGGTCAACGCGGCATCCGCAACCTCTTGCAGCTGCCCGATCCCGAGCCTGGCGAAGAGCTGCTTGTGCCGCCGAAGCCGATCGAGCCGTCGATTCTGCCGTTCGTGGGTGGCGATGTTCACCCGACGCCCGCGCCCGTTGTCGCGCCACCCGCGGCGCCGAGTGAGAAGCCAGATGGATCTACCGCTGGACCCAGTAAGCCCGGTGACAAACCTGCCGCCCAACCGGCAGGCGCTGATTCAGCAGCTCCGAGCGATCAGCCCGACAAACCGGCAGCGAGTGGAGCTGAGTCATAGGGTATGGGCAGCGATCGAGCCAGCGGTGCACGCCGTACAAATGGCCACGTCTCGGCAGACACGACGGGCCGCGTGGCGCGTGTGGTCTCGAACGGTGGAATCGGTCGTGAAGCGCATCGAGTCGGGGGAGCTAGCGTGAACGAATCCGAAGACTGGTGGTCAGAGCCCCGCATCGTTGGCGCAGACCCGACCGATCCTAGGATGAAGGCCGAGATTCTCGACCGCGCCACCGCGGGCATCACGCGCGACGAGCACGAGTACGCCGCAGCGACGCGGCGCAACCAGGACGAGTAATGGCGTTGATCACGAAACACGCGGACGCACAGGATGCTGTGCGCTCGGCGCTGCTTGGCTGCGAGGTCCGGTTCGGCGAGTTCCAGCGCAACGCCGTGAACCACGAGCGAGCGCCCCGCATGTGTCGCTACGAGATCGTAGTCCCGTCGCTCTCGCGATGGATGGGACCGGTCCAGGGGAGCTACGAGCTACCCGAGGACCCCGAGAAAATCATGCGCGATGCGCGTGAGCGAGTTCGCTCCGCGACGATCGAGCACGAGACGAACGAGTGTCAGTAACTCCGGCTATCGCCGAGGATTGAATGAGCGCACCCCTTTTTCAGGACGCACCGAATACCGTCGCCGGCCTCACGAGTGAGGTCGACCTGCTGGCATCGGGCGGGACGGCTGGCCGCGATACCGCTGGCGTTGATACGATCCTGATCAACATCCGCAACTCGAACACCTCGAACGCGGCGACGATCAAGATCTACACCGCTGCGAGTGATACCGGCACTCCGGCCGCGTGGTCGCAGACATACTCGGTTGCAGCGAAGTCGGGCGGGGTCGACGGGACCAAGCAGATCCTGATTCGCGGCTACCGAGGCGGGAACATCCGCGTCACCGGGTCATCGACGACTGCCACGCTGGTGACCGATATCTCCGGCTACACGAGCCCGAACGGGCCAGGTGCATTCCAGGTCATCGTCGACGGGGTTGTTCAAGGCGGCGGAACGGGCGGCACGATCTCGGGCAACCTGAGTCAATCGGGCGGCACGATCTCGCTCTCCGCGACGGGAACGGCCGCACTCGATTCGACCGGGGCGATGACCATCGGCGCGACGTCGTCGTCGATTGCGGTTGGATCTGCGTCGGTGGTCGCGAACTTCGTCGGCGGTCTCACCATCGCCAGCGCGAAGGCAATCACGGGCCTCGGCAACCTCGCGGTTGAATCGGCGTCCGGCAGCACGCTCACGGTCGGCGCCGCATCGAACGCCGTTACATGGGGCCAGGCTGCGAAGCTGATTACGACCAACGGCGACATTCTGCTCAACGGAAACATCCGTGTGACCGCAGCCGACGCAGGTGCGGCCGCATCGTCTGGAACCGCAAGCGCGTACTCTGGAACTTTCACCGTGGCATCCGGTCAGACCACGTACACGCTGACCAACGCCAAGATCCTGTCCACGTCGCTGCTCTTTGTGACCTGCATCTCTGGCGCGGTGGCACGGCAGGTGAACTCGTTCATCCCGAACGGCGGTGGCGGCTCTGCAGTGCTCACGCTCTCGGGTGCGGCGGGAGCCGACAGCAAGTTTGCATTCCTGGTCGTCAACGTCTGATGTCGAATCTCACGGTCACGATCCCGGGACCTGATTCGCAGTGGCGATTCTGTTCGATGAGCGTGTCCGTGGATGCATCGGGTTCTCAGTTGATCTCGTTTTCGTACAGCCCGCCAGGGCAGTTGCCGCAAACGATCACGATGCGCGTGGATGCTCTCGCGAATAACTCGAAGGCCGATGTCGCGAACTTCATCCGAACGGTCGCACCGGTGATGCTCACAAACCTCGGGTTCAAATAGCCATGCATAGATCCATCTCCGAAGCCGACGCGTTTCGTCTTGTCATCATCTCCGAGCGACGCGCTCGTCTCACTGAACAGGACGCGGCTCTCGCGAGAGAGCAACGCGAGATCTACAAGCGCAACGGCATCGACAAGCTCGAGGGCCGCACCATCGTGACTGAGCCCGGCGGCGAGTATCCCGTCGGAACGATCATCGGTCTCGACGGCCAGCCCGAAGCCGAACCGTCACCCGCACAGCTCGACTAGCGAACAACCATGAACGCAAAGACACGACGGCGCGCGAAACGCGCAGCCGAACGGGAGCGGCTTGTCTTGATGAGCACGCGACTCATCACATGCCGCGCGGTCCCCTACGCGGCCGCGCCGGTGGTCGATGGTCCATGGGATGCCTCCGCCGCAGAACAGCGCTTGCGCAAATGGGCTGGCGTCGACGGCGACAATCCCCCCGCGAGCGCCTGGCACAAGTACGCCGAGGGATTCGCGATCGTCGAAGGCGCGGGCGACAAGCTCGGAGCTTTTAAGCTTCCGCACCACGATATCCGCGACGGCAAGTTGGTCACCGTCAAGAAGGGCGTCGAGGCCGCAATCGGCGCACTGAACGGCGCGCGAGGTGGCATGAGCATCTCGCCGAGCGAGAAAGCATCAGCGCTCGCTCACCTCGAGAAGCACCGCGAGCAGTTCGAGAAAACGGCGCGCTGCCCCGGCATGCCCGTCACAATGGCGATGGCCGCGGGCCCCGTTGCGAAGACGTGGAACCAGATCGCCAAGGCTGGCGCATGGGATGGCCATCCGGCCGGACCGTTCGAGTTCGATCCTGACATCTACAAGCAGATCATCGCGAACCACAACGCGACCGAGAACAAGCGCGTTCAGGTCGACTACGAGCACAAGAGCGAAACGCTCGACGGCAACGTCGCGCAAGAAGGCGCGCCTGCCGTTGCGTGGGTGACGCAGCTCGAAGTGCGCGGAGATGAACTGTGGGGTCTATTCGAATGGACCTCGCAGCAAGCCGTCGATCAGGTGCGCTCGGGGCAATACATGTTCGTGTCGCCCGCGGTCGTGTTCAACGCGACGGACCGCACGACCGGTCAAAACATCGGCGCGCGCCTCACAAGCGTCGCGCTCACCAATCACCCGTTTCTCGATGGCATGGAGCCACTCGCCGCAAGCGAGACCGCTGCCGTCGCTGAAAAGAATTCCGCGGAGCGTGCTGGCGCGACCGTGGTCACCGCATCGCTGTCTCCCGACGCGGTGCACATCCCAGCAGCAATCGGACCGAAAGCCAAGAAGGAGACCGCCATGGCGGATCTGGAACAGAAGCAGGACAACGAAGTCGGGAAGGCAATCATGAAGCGGCTCAAGACCGCCATGAAGTTTTCCGACGATGACATGGGCATGGACGACAACGACGTCTTCGCTCGCCTGAGCGACATGTTCTCGGACTACACTGCGATGAAGGCCGCATCCGCAAAGAAGATGGCGGAAGAGGCCGACGCGGATGTGACCGCGCGCGTCGAGTGTGGAGACATCCCGAAGGCAGCGCGCTCGCACGCGCTCAAGTTGCGCATCTCGGATCCCGAGGCGTTCAACGCGCTTTATCCGAAGCGCGAGAAGGCCGTCACGATGAGCGATGCGCGCCAGACCGTGATGACCTCGTCGGTCAGCTCGGTTGGCAACGCCATGCCGAAGCAGCCCGAGCGGTCTACCTCGGCGTCGGATCACAGCACGATGGCGCACGAACGCGCGCTCAAGTTGATGAGCGAGTCGGGCGGAAAGCTCGGATACAGCGCCGCGATCATCACCGCGTCGCGTGAACTCAAGCAAGCGGACGACAGCCGCATCGCGGATGCGATTGCGCGTGTGGTCGCCGAGGGAGGTCGATAGTCATGTCTGGTACTTCTATGCGCAATCCGCGCGAGATAATGGCGTTCGCATCGTCGCTCACTGCGGCGAGTTCGCCCGAGGGCTCGGCCGTCGTGCTCGATACGGCAGACGATCAGGTGAAGTTGCCGGGCGGAGCATCGCCAACGACGCCGATGCTTGGACTTCTCTATGAAAAGCCCGCCGCTGACAACGCGACGGCACAGGTCGTGACCGACGGCATCTGGCCGGGAATCGCAGGCGCATCGATCACGCGCAACGATGAGCTGACATCGAACGGTACCGACGGCACGGTGAAGACGGCCGCGCCGACCGCGGGAACGAATTGCTGGATCATCGGCATCGCTCTCGAGTCCGCATCTTCTGGTGAGCGCGTAGCGATGAAGCTCACTGGATACATGAAGCAGGGCTAGTAGCCAAAAGGACCAACGACAATGAGTAACCAAGAAGTCGCCGGCCTTTTGGCTTCGGCGCAACGCGGAATGCTGTCCAGCAAGGGCATGTCCGATGGACAGGTGGCCCACCTGATGGGTCTTGCCCCATCGACCGTGCACATCGACACGGCGCTTTCGAACTTTCTGATTCGGTATGACAACCGCGATTACATCGCGGACAGTGTCATGCCGGTCGTGACGGTTGCGAAACGCAGTGACAAGGTGTTCGAGTTCCCGTTCGAGACGATGCAGCAAGTCGCGCAAGCGGGTCTCGCATCGAATCGTGCGCGGCCGAACGAGGTCACCTACTCGGTCACCACGCAGAGCTATTCTGTGTCGGATTACGGTCTGATCGACTTCGTGTCGGCAGACGAAGAACAGAACGCCGATGCTCCTTTGCAGCCTCGGCTCGTCTCGGCTGAGATCGTGATGAACTTTCTCATGCTGGCGCGCGAGCTGCGGGTCGCAACCGTGGCGTTTGGCTCAGGCAACTACACCGGGCAGACGTCGGCCCTCTCGGGCGGCAACCGTTGGGACACCAGCACCGGCACTCCAGTGCAGGACATTCTGAGCAAGATGGAGTCGCCGCTCGCTCTGCCGAACACGCTCACGATGGGCGGGCAGGTGTGGCCGTACTTCCGGAACAACACCGAGGTCAAGAGCTACATCACCGGCCGCGCATCGACGACGCTCGGTGACGTCCCGTTCTTGATCGATGCCGACACTGTGGCTCGCGCGTTCGGTCTCGAGAAGGTCGTGGTCGGTCGCGCACGGTACAACTCAGCTCGCGAAGGCGCGACGGTTGTCAGTTCGTATGTGTGGGGCAAGTCTGCCGCGCTCACGCGAACGGAGTCGCAGCCGAACGCTCGCAAGACGCAGTGCTTCGGTCTCACGTATCGATTCGGTCAGATTCAGAACCAAGTGATTCCCGAACTGCTCGCTGGTCGTGCCGGCGGCGTGTACGTGAAGATCACCCACGCGGATGCCGAGGTCGCCGTAGGCTTGTCGAGCGGCGCGCAGAAGGCCGGTTACCTGCTCACGACCGTGATCTCGTAATCGCTCACCAAAGGAAACTGCAATGCCCAAAGAAGAAAGTGTCGCCCCGAAGGGCGAGGTCAAGACCGTCGCAGCCAAGCCGCTGAGCAAGCGGTTTGCGAAGGTCGAGATCAGCCATGGCCACAACGTGCGCCCCGAGAAGGATGCCAACGGCGTGGTCCGAATGGTCTGCGACACCCTCAAGATTGAGGCTGGCGCGGAACTGCCCGATCACTACGACCCCGTCAAAGAGGGTCTCGAAGAGGGCGTGCACTGGGAGTACGGGCGCTAGCGAATGTCGTACACGTCACTCAACGACATCAAAACACGTGTCTCGAGTGACGTGTACAACCGCGCCTTCGACCGTAACGCCAGCGGCTCTGACACCGAGGTTGATGCATTCGCTCAGGTCTGCATCAACGATGCGGAGTCTGAGATCTACATGCGCATCGGCGCAGAGCTGCCCGGCCTGTTCACCGACAACGGCGCAACGGTGGATCCTGCCGTCGTTGGCCATACCGTCCAGGTTGCTCTCTGGAACGGGGTGAAGTCCAACCCGAGCGCAGGCGGCGAGCAAGACGCGCCGTTTCTGCGGGCGTACAAACTCGCGATGGACTTTTTCGATCGGCTCTTGCGCGACGACCGTAACCGATTGCGGACATCAAGCGGTGGTCGCGCACAGCCGAGAGGAAATCTCGACAACGCTCAGGACCTCTCGGGCGTTTACAACTCGCCGTATTCGCGCGCTGCCGACCGCAAGGACGGCTCCGGGTTCTGATGCTCGTCACCAGCATCCACGGCTTGGATGAGGCGCTCAGATCTTTATCAGGATCGCTCGACGAGCAGGTTAAAGAAGCGCTGGCAGATATCGACGAACTTGTGGCGTCCGATGCGGTCGTGAATCACACGTTCACAAATCGCACGGGGCGACTCGAACGCAGCATTGCCGCACGCGCCGTGAGCGGATCGTTCAATCACGACACGCTTACCGGCGGTGTTACGGCTTCGATGCCGTACGGCTCCTATCTCGAAGACGGCAAAGAGAGTGAATCGAAGTTCTCGTCAGAGATCGATGGCGGCACCATCGAATATGGGCCCTGGGGTTTTCTCGCTCCTGCATTGCTCAGGCAAGAGCACGCGATCAACGATCGACTCGAGTCCGCGCTGGTGAGAGCGATCGCCGAAGCAGGCTGGTAAACGATGGGTGCAAACCTGGACGACATCGACAACGCAATGTTGTCGGCGCTGCAAGGTTTGCTCAAAAGCGCACCATCGCCCGGCCCGTTCGCGTTCGTGGGACGGTGGGCCGGACAGCTCCCGCGAGAAGATCAGATCTCGAGCGAGTCGTTCGGCGCATCGCCCGCGGCACTCCTCGCCGCTGCTGGTGAGTCTGGCGGAGCCGACGCGAACTTTCTCGACGGCGACCGCGAGGACAAGGGCATCGTCAACTGGACCGTGATCATTGCGCTGCAAGACCCGCGTGGCGCAAAGCAGGTCACCAAAGGCGGCGCCATCCCGATCACGCAACCAGGGATGCTCACCCTGATTGACACCGTGATCAGCGGTCTCAACGGGCTCATCGTGCCCGAGGGACTGATTCGCAACGAGCGAGTTCGATACGTCGGCTGGCAGTGGCTCGGGATCATCCCTGGGCGCATCGCGG